CTCTCCAATTTCTTTGTTCATGAAGTTTTACAACATTAGTTCCATCAGAATATAATGTGTAATTATTTCCTTCACATAAAAGAACACCTGTTCCAGATGCAGTTTTAAAAGTTAAAGTATTTCCAGCATGATTACATGCATCTTCCACTAAATAAGTTTTTTCAAGTGAGTTTGGAATACTTACTGTTAAGTTAGAAGCTAAAGTCCCTGTTAATTTAATAACTTCATTTTTACCATTTGATAAAGCACCATTAGTAAAAGTTAAAGATCTAGCAGCGTTAGTAATATTGAAAGTAGTAAAACCACCGATTGCTTGTTCTAAAATTAAAAGGTTAGTATTTGTAATTTGTCCCCAAGTTCCTGAATTTTCTCCAGTTGCTTGTACTGTAAGTTTTAAATTTGCTGATGTTGAATTCGCCATATTAAATTCCTTATATCGTTTATTTTATTAAAATAAAGAGAAAGTGTCAAACTCTTTATGCAACGACTTCCCTCCATCCAGGAGGATCTATTGGAGCAGAACCAGTATTTATTTCGTTCCAGATAAGAGCATTACCACTTCCTACCGTTGCAGTCAACCCAAAACCATCAAAAGTTGCTGTAATATCAGTAAATGCATTAACTGAAGCTACTCTTGCTAATAGAGGATTTCCAGTAACATTTACTTGTTGATTTAAGTCTATTGTCTCATTACCTAAATTAGCACTTAATCCAATACCTGTTATAGTTGGTGCAACATCTCCTTGAAATCCTAAAGTACCTAAAGCACCTATCATGAAGTTTCCAGTTACTGCTGCATCAGGCGCAGGGTCAACAACACCTAAAGTTAATTGTGCTACGTTTAAAGTATTTGCAACAATAGTTGCATCTCCAGTAACTTCTGTTGGAGATCCTAAAGCTGCGGTCATTGCAATTCCAGAAACATCTACTTGCACCGAACTACCTGCATCACCCCAATCGTTTATACTCCATTGAAGTCTGCCCCAACCTGTTAAGTTAAAGGCATCAATAGTTCCAAGCCCTATCGTAGCTGCAACACTTGTAGGCATTGCATCAGGACTAGCATCGACTGTTCCTAAATTAGTTGTAAGTGGAATACCTGTTGGAGATACTTCAGCTAAACCAAAAGCTGTTACGGTTCCAAGACCAGTTGTTAATGTTTGATTATTATTTGTAGATGGACCTGTGTTAGCATCAGCTGATGTAGTAACACTTCCAAGATTTGCGGTGACAGAATCACCAGGGGCTATAAGAGTGCCTGCTATCCCCCAAGCTTGTTTTCCCCATTCAACACGACCCCAACCTACATTAACTTCAGTTGAGCTTGATTCGTTTCCTAAAGATGCAGTGAGGGCTTGACCCGTTACTGTAAAAGACGGATCTGCTAAATCATTCCATTGGTTTTGACCCCATGTGCCGACGCCCCAAGTTCCTGATCCACTCATAGGAGGTTACCTCC